CGACGTCGGCAGCCGCCGTGTCAGGCGTGTGCCCCCCTTGGGTCAACATGTTGTTGAGACTATCGGCCGCGGCAGGCGTGAGTCCTGCTTGGCGGCCACGAAAGCCCTGATACACCGCGTCCAATAACGATTGCATGCTTTCTGAAAGATAAGGCGCGGCGAGCGCGCTGCCGCCCGTCAATCCGCCCCCGATGGCGGCCGCCTCGGCCGTCTTGGTCGGATCGCCGCCGCTGGCCAGGTACCCATAAAGGCTTCCCCCCAGGACGCCCGGCACGGCGCCGACAGTTGCGCGCGTGACCGGCTTCGCAGCCCCCGCGGCAATAGAAAGAGGCTCGCCGAGCATAGAAAGGCCCGCGCCCCACATGGCGTCCTGCTTGGCCGTCGCGAATTTGTCCGACCAGTCGCCGGGCTTCTCGGCGGCGCCGGTGACCCCAGCCTGCAGGCCGCCGGTCAGCGCGCGCCACGCCATCGGGACAGCCCCAGCAACGCGCCCGAGATACGGCGCGACCGCTTTGGCGCCCAACCACTCCGGCATCAGCTGGGCCGACGCCACCCCACCAGGAGCAGCCCCGACTATTCCGGACGACAGAGACTGGTAGGGATGAAGCTGGCGCCAAGCGTCGCGCGCCGCCTCGTAGTGCTGGCGCGCCGTCTCGTAATCGATCGGATACTCGCTGAGGCCGAGCTTGCCCTTGAGCGCTTGGACGCCCGCCGCGATCTGCGGGCCAAAGCCGCCCGTCGCTATCGTTGCGGCGTTGAGAGGCCAGTTCCAGTCGGCGGCCTGGGCGGCCTGAACGTCGGCCGGCGTCATACCAGAGACTGGGCTGAACTGTTCGAAAGGATTCGCCGCCGACGCCTTCTGAGCGTCAAACTGATCGAAAGGATTATTGGGCAAGGATCTTCCCCGATGCGCCAGGACCATATTTTGCGTCGAAATCCGGAGCGAGCTCCGGATGGGCCTTCAGATGCTCAATCGCAGCCGCCGGAGGCTCGGAAAATTTCTTACCGCTTCCCTCCTTTCCGCCGCCGCTCTCTGCGGCTTCCGCCTGCGAATCGACAACTTCATCTTCATTGATCTTACGGTTGTAATTCGGCACGCCCGGCAGGAATTTCCCGGCATTGAGGCCATAGCCATGAGCGCGCCGATGAATGTCGACTGCGGTGTCGCCGTAGGACGCGCCATAAGCGCCAAGTTGCCCTAGCGCCACCTTGAGTATGGCGAGCTTGGCCTCCTTGCTCATGGGCGCCTGCCCATTCCACATCGCTATAAATGTGCGAATCATTTCGCGCGGAACACCGATGTTCTGGAACGCCGCCGCGACCTCGGCCTCATTGGGCGCCCTCCCGCCCGGCTGCATGATCTGCTCCAGCCCTTTCCTCATCTGCAGAGCAGCGACAGGGTCTTTGCTCTTCGCGGACTCAAGCATGCTGTTGTAAATAGATGTAGCAATATGGAGTTGTGTATATTCGGGGCTCTTGAGCGCCTCGTCGGTGAACCCTGCCTTGGCCTTGGATCGCTCCTCGGCCACCCGTTTATTGTAGTCCGGGAGAGTCTCTCCCGGCCGCCGGTCGCCGGCGAGCGCGGTGTCGGCGTCGGCCTGGTTGACCGGCTCGCTCGAGTCAGTGGTCCACTGCTTCCCCTGCGCGTCATTGAGCCCGAGCGAGGTCGGCGCCGCGGCCGTCGCGCCGCCGGACGGCGCAGGCGCCGCGGCAGGCGCTGCTCCCGCGGTCCCCTCTGGAATCGTGACCGCTCCTGTAATCTGATTGACCCATCCGGGGAGCCATTGCCCGGTCTGGGGGTCATAACGAGCCTTTTCCTTCCACTCGCCCGGCAGGCCGGCCTGCTGGCGGCGCTGCAGTAAGCTCAGCGCGTACTGCTTCTCCCAGTCCGGCGCATATGGGTTCATGAGCACCGACATGATCGTCTGCATCTGAGCGTCTTGCCCCCCAGGAGCGCCAGGGGCGGCCGCTGCCCCCGGGACAGGCCCGGGGGGGCCTTGGCCGCCCTGCCCGCCCGTCATGGCCTGCGCCACCTGATTGCCGCCAGCGGTCAACTGTGGGGATTGGCCGCCCCCAAATAGCCCGCCAATGGCGTTGCCGATCCCGCCGAGGAATCCGAGCGGCCCGCCGGCGAACGCGCCAGGCGTCGCCATCGCGGACACGGGCTGAGCCCCTCGCGCGGGAAGATTCGCGCCGCCGCCGGGAACCGGCATCGGGGCCGACAGCATCGGCCCCGTCTGTCCGGGGGTCGTGAGCCGCGTGCGCCCCTGGTAGAGCGCCGCGCCGCCGGGAGCGAAGGCGGGAGGCGGAACGGCGGCGACGGCGGTCGGCGGAATAACGCCGGCAGGCGCTGCGCCGAGATTCGCCGGCCGGGGCGGCGGCAGCGGGACGCCCGCGCCGCCGAGGACGGCGGGTCTCGCCGGCGGCATAGGCGGATTGGCCGCGAGCGCCGCCTGCGAAACCGCGTTCGGATTGCCCGCCACACCCGGCGGAATGGCGTCGCCGGTGATCGTCAAGCCCCCGCCCGGGCGCGTCGGCGGCGTCAGCACGGTCTCGCCGGCCTTGGGCCCCGCCGCGGCATCCGGCGCGACTTTCGCCCCGCTCGCCGTCACGGCCTCGCCGCCCTTCGTGCCCCACACCTTGCGCCCGTTGACGTCGATCTCGACGACGTCGGCGCCCGGCGGCTTGGGCTGGCTGGTCGGCACGAGCTCCGGCGAGGCTCCGCCCGCCCCGTCCGGCGAGGCCTGGTCGCCACCGGGCGGGATGGCGAAGCCGCCATCGGGCGACAACGTCTTCACTTCCATCGGACTCGCCGCCGGCGAGGGCTGGTTGGCCGCGAGGCTTCCCTGACCGGATCTCGCCCCCCGCAACGCAGCCGTGGTGAAAAGGTCGGTGGAATAGCGTCCGCTTGCCGCGCCTTGCTCCTGGCGCACGAGCGCCTGCAGAAACGCGCGGGCGCGCGCGGGATCGGCAAGGCCGAGATCGGCGTCGGGATCGATGCCGATCGAGCGCGCGATATTGGCGGCGGCCTGCTGATTGCCCGGCGTCCAGCCGCCCTGGCCGGCAATGAGCGCGTTGGCCGTGGTCTTGCCCGAATTATACTTGCGCAAGGCGAGGTCCATCGCGGCGTTCATGCCGTTCTGAGGATTGTCGAACACGAGTTGAGGATCGCCCTGATCGGTATTCCGCGATGGCCCGACAACGCCGGCATAGGGCGCATTGGCCGTGAACTTGATGTTGCCGGGATTGTTGTTGCCCATGCCCATCGGCACGTCGCCGCCAGGCGGCGGCGCAACGCCTCCCTGCGCCAATTGTGGGCTTCCTGCGCCCCCTGCGCCGCCCGCGAGCCTGCCAAAATCGGAAAGCCCTTTGTTGTATCCCTCCATCTGCCGCTGATAGGCGTCGCGCATCATCGACCCGCCCAGGATCGCCTGGGCGACCCGCGCCGCCCCCTGCCACGGCGAGCGGATCGCCGAATAGTCCATGCCGCCCTTCATCATCGCCTCGGCGAGCTCAGCCTGCGCGGCGAGCGCCTGTGGCGACAAGCCCGTGATGGGGACGTTGGGCTGAGGCAACGGCGCGGTCGTCGGGATGAGAGGAACCGTGGCCATAGGCGTGCCCCTAGAAGGTTGTCGGCGTCGCCGCCCATACGGCGTTCATGTTCCCGGTCGCATAGGCCTGCTTGAGCGCGGCGAGCAGAGTGGGGTTCTTCTCCAGCGGGTAGGGCGAAGCCTGCCAGTGGTTATATTCGGCGGCGTTGCCGATCCCGTAGGGATTGTACATGCCGTGGTTGGCGGCGATTCCCGCCCACTGCCTTGTCTTTGGCCCATTTGGCCCGTCCAGGCCGCTCACGTCGGAGGCAAGTCCGTAGCTGTGCGAGGAATCGCCGATCGCGTCGTAAGTCGAGCCGGTCTGGCCGGGCGTGCGAAAGCCCGACGCCAGTCCCACATTGAGGCCCTGGCTGCGCGCCTCCTGGATGGCCGCCGCCATGTTCGAGGCAAAAGCCGGATAAAGGTTGGCGGTGTCGCCGGGGCGGTCCTGATGGGCGGAAACCGACGCCAGGTAGGCATTGCCCGGACCGGGAGCGCCGGGAGAACCATAGTTTCCCGTCGCGCCCGCAAGCCTGCCGAAATCGGACAGCCCCTTGTTGTAGAGCTGCGCCTGTTGCTGATAGGCGTCGCGTGACATGTAGCCGCCGACCAGCGCGTCGGCCACCCGCGCCATGCCCTGCGTCCACGAGCGCACGGGCGAGGTGTCCATGCCCGCCTTCTGCATCTCCTGGCCCATCTCGGCCTGCGATTGCAGGGCTTGCGGAGACATCCCGGTCGTCGGGACGTTGAGCCCCGGCAGCGGCGCGGTCGTCGGAATGGTGGAGACCGTCGGCGCGGTCCCCGGACTTGATCCCTTGCGAGCGCCTGCCTTCCAGCCGGTCGGCGGCGGCGGCGGGCCGAAGGCCGGCCCGAAATTGCCGCCCATGGCGGCGGCGTCGTATCCGCGCGGATCACCGTTGGCCATGGATCACCTATAAGTCTAAGCCCCGCTCTCCGTCACATAGGACCCGCTGACCGACTCTGACTCCCCCAATTTGAGGCGCCAGGCCACGCGCGGCCGCCCTGGATCGCCTGCGCCACCTGTTGCTGTCCGGGCGTCATCCCGCCGGAACCCACAAATTGTTGAGCGCCCTTGTACCAATTTTGCTGATCGGGCGATAAAGCGCCGATTTTCGCTTGAATAGAAGCGGCGCTATCGGTTGGTGAATAGGGAACCATTTGGCGCATCTGCGTCATGACCTGAGACGGCCGTGACCCGGCGAAGCTTTCTAATGGTGAGCTAGCGGGAGCCGCAGGAGCCGCAGGCGCCGGCGCCGCAGGAGCCGGCGCCGTTGCGCCGGTCGTCGGCAGATTGTCCGCCGTCCAGATCTTCTGCGGACCAGCGCCTGGGGCCTGCGAGTAGTTGACCGAGGCCATCGACGGGTCCGTCAAGCCGCCGCCGCCCCCGGGTCCAAGCCCGGGGGTAGGGACGCCGCCGAGATTGGCCGGCGGCTGAAGGTTAGGCAGGGTGATGCCGCCGCCCCCGCCGCCGCCGTAGATGAGCGAGGGGTTGTTGTAGGCGGTCGGACCGCCCGCGATGCTTGCGGCCCCTTGGCTCGCTTGAAGCTGCCGCGCGGTGTTCAAGAAATCATACGCGGACGCGGGCGAGTAAGGCCCCGACCCAACGCCTTGCATGGCCGCCCAGCCGGCTCCTGGGTTCGCCCGCGACCAGGCGTCGAGCTGAGCCGTCGTCCTGTTCGGATCTGCCGGCGCCGCTCCCGCCGGGCTCGTTGGAGTCCCGTTTCCGTTGGCCATGCCCGTTATCCTCTCATTCCGAATGCGCCGCCCATCGGCATACGGCGTCCTTCCGCCCGCCCGAACGCGCCGCCCATGGGCATCACCGCTCGCCCATAGTCGACATGCCGCAAGCCCGCCCGGTCATAGGCCACCGCCTCAGGATGCATCTTCTCGACCTCCTGGGCGAGGAGGCCGATCTGCGTCGGCCCGCCGTCCTTGAAGCGGTACGCGTAGACCGGCAGCTCGTTGTCGAGTTCGCCGACCTTGACCGGTTCGCCGCCGTCCGGCCCTTCCTTCAGCCGCTCGTCGCTGGGCAGGAACTTGCTCATGAGGGCGCTTCCGATTGTGCCAGCCGTCCCGAAAATCCCGCCCATGGTCGCGCTCTGGTTGGCCACCTGCTCCTTGTAGGCCTGCATTTCGTTCTGGTAGGCCTGATTGACGTCCTGCTCGTAGTTGGCCGGCGCGATGTTGGCCGACGGCGTCGTCGTCAACGGCTGCGACTGCGGCGCGCCCATGCCCATCAGCGTCGCCACCGTCTGCATCGGCTGGTTATAGGCGGTCATCGCCTGGTTCAGCCGATTCTGGTAGTTCTGCTGCATCTCGCTGGTCGCCTCGCCGCGGCCGGCCATGTACATTGAATTCCAGGCCTGCTGGGCGTTGTTGTTGAACAGCGTCATGGCGTTGTTGTAGGCCGACGAGCCCGGCGTCGCCCCCTGCGCCTGAAGCTGGCTCTCCAGCTGCGCCTTCTGGTTGCCGAGCTCATAGTTCATCATCGGCGCGTATTCGCTGTAGAGCTGCTTATCGACCGACTCGTTGCTCAGGTCGGGCGTGCCCGGCAATTGGATCGGATTTGCCAGGGTGTTGGCGATCTGCCCGGAAAGGGCCTGCCCCGCCTCGCCGATGTTGAGGCCTGTCGCCTCCTGATACTTGAGCTCCTGTTCGCCGGTCGGCGTGTACCATTGCGTCGCGGTGAACTGCGGGACGTCGAAATTGCCCAATGGCGTCTTGACGGTCTGGGTCCCGCGCTGCGTGTAGTTCAGGCCGCCGTAAGGCCCGACCTGGTTCACCTGGTTCATCAGCGTCGTGGCTTCGGCCGAGCCGACGTTGGCCCCCATCTGGGTGGCCGCGGTGGCGGAGGGGTCTGGCGGCTGCGGGGGCGACGGCACGTTCATCAGGTGAATCCCTTCATCAGTTCCTCGCGCAACAAGACGCCGTAGACCATCATGTCTTCCTTGCCATCGAAGGCGCGCCGCAAGCGCCCCTCCTCGCGAAAGCCGAGGCGCTTAAGGAAACTCTGCGCCGCCGTGTTGCTTTCCGCCGTGCGCGCTGTGCAGCGCTGCAATCCGAGCGTGTGCAGCGGATAAAAGAGGATGCCTCTGAGCGAGCCTCGTGTGCACCACGAGGCCGAGTCGAACGCCGCGCTGATCTCGATGTCGCCGGCTTCCGGATGATAGTCGTGGAACACCACGCCCCCGACGAGGCGCGTCGCGCGCGCGATCCCGATCGCCCGGTAGAGCCGCCAGCCAGCGTTGGGCGGAAGGCGGCCGGCGCGGGCCTTGACGAATTCAGCCACCAGTTCGTCGGCGTGAAAAACGAGATGACGATCCGAGAGCGCCGATAGCCGCACGACGACCGGCTGGCTGGGGTGATCCTGGGGATCACCCCAGCCAGGCGCCGGCTTCGTTGAGGACATAAGCGGCCGAGATGTAGACATGGGCGTTGGACCCCGGCCAGCCGCCGGACGGCGGGTTCGCTATGCTCGCCGTGACCGTCGCCGCCATCTGATAGCCGTCGCCGATCGCGCTCACCCAGTTCTCCTGGGTGTTTCCCGGCAGACTGGGATCGACGTTGGGGAGGGCAGGCGGCGCGTTATAGTTGTAGTCCGTCGAGATCCCGACGTTGGGCGTGAAGGGAATGTCGCTCAGGAACACGACCCGGATGGCGCGCGCGCTCTTCAAGCGCCCCGGCGCGTCGAGGTCGTTGTAGGCCGAAACCCACGTTCCCGAGATCGGCGTGAACGCGCCAGCGAAATCGGAGATGTCGCGCGGCCCCGATTCCGCCAGCCATACTTTGGCGTTGCGGTCGCCGAAGAAGATGCGGTCCTCGAGCACGGCCCATGACAGAGCGTCGAGGCCGAGATAGCGGCACCAGGCGCCGGTCAGCATGTCCTGGACGAACTGGACATTGCCTACAGTGGACGCCGGCCAGCCCGGAGGGGCGGGCGCCGACGGCCCGCTCGGCACGTTGACGATCGCGATGCGGTTCCACGCAAAGGTCAGGATCTGCCAGCCGAAAACGCCGCCGTAAGCCTGGTAGGCGTCGGAGAACGCCTTCTGGATGTCCCAGGTCAAGGACGCGCGCGACGCCGCCCCGCGATCGTATTGCAGCGCCTTCGACATCGGCATGAGGCCGTCCTCGCACAGCACCACCAGGTCGCTGTTGATCGCAAGCACGCAGCGGTAGCCGATCGGCCGCCCGATGGTGAACTGCCCGACCTTGCTCCATGTCGACGCGCTCGTCGGGTCGGTTCCGGAATAGACGATGACCTCGCCCTCCGAACTCACCATCACGCACAGGTTGACGACGTTATAGCCGGTGGTGAAGCTCCACTGGCCGCCGGCGACGATCGTGCCGCCCTTATAAAGCATCGAACCGAGCGGGATCGACTGCGCCGTGCCGGAAATCGCATTGGCCTGCAGCCACCACACGTTCGATGTGCCCGCCTCGGTGAAGAACAAGTGGCCCATGAACGACCACACATTGGTGAGCGCAGCCGTGGGGCCGGCGATCGTCGCCTGCTGCCACTGCAGCGCCCCGCCCGCGCCGGTCGGCCCGTAATTCCATGTCGGGAGGTCGGCGCCGTTCACGATGACCAGGAACTGCCCGGCCGGCGTCGCGAAATTGATCCCCTGAAACTTGTCGCTCGCGAACCCGCCCAGCATCACGGGCGCGGGCGTCTGGTAGTTCGTCGCGTCGTAGATGGCATTGTTGGCTGCGGCGAACAGCTTTTGCGTCGCCCCGCTGACATAGGTCATCAGCGTGTTGACGTTGTTGCCCACGCCGAGTCCGGAACAGGTGGTGTAAATCTGCGCGCCGTAACGCAGCCTCAAGCCGCTGGGCTCCGGCACGAAATTGTCGAGCTGCACCGCGGCCTGCGGGTCCATGGCGCTGATCGCCTCGTTCATGTGCCAGCCCTTGACCGAGGCGTCGATCTTGGTCACGCGGGTTATCGGCCGCGCGCGTTCGACCTTGTCGGAGGATGGCTGAAACATTGGTCCTGCTTGCGATTACGGGTATGACGTCAGATTATTGATTGTGCCGGGCCACCACATCTCGCCAACCATGGGCTCGGTGGTCATGCGGATCGTCCGTCCTTGGCTTTGCTGGCCGGCCATGCGGTCGAACGTCCGTTCGCACATGGCGAACTCCTCCGCGTAGCTCAGGCCCTTCGCCCGCTTCCACCGCCAGACCGTCCCGAGCCGGATGATGTATTCGGGAATCAGGGGCTGGTCGGCGTCCGTCAGCCAGTTGGAGGTCAACGTGCCTGCGCTCGAGATCCAGGCCAAGGTTCCATAAACGAAACTGATGATCTCGCCCGAGGCCGGCGCAGGATAAAATTCGATGTACCGCGGCGCCGCCGAGAGGCTCGGATCGCGGAGCAAGTGCCACACCGAAGGCAGGGGCGTGAACGGCAGTTGCTTGAGGCGAAGCAGATCCTCCTCGTTGATCGGCCCTGAGAGCGTCAGCGTCGGATAGAGCGAACTCGTCATGACATCCGACGGCGAAAACCGGCCCCAGTCGGCCGGCAGCGCGAAAATGACGGTCGAACCGTCGCCGGTGATGGTCGCGGGCGAGGCCGAGGGCGCGCCGCCCGGACCGGACAGCGCGCCGGGGCGGCGCAACGCCGGCCATGTCCAGCGCTGTGCCATCTCGTCGCCGGCGTCCTGGGAGAAGGCGAGAAGTTGCTGTACGGTCGGATCGGAGTTGGTGACAGCGGTCGTCGGAATGGCGACGCTGCAGTGAACTGCAGCGCTCTGCACGATGGACAAACAAGTCATGTGACGATCCCGATGCGCTCGGCGAGGCGCTTGAACTGCTTGCGCATCTCGGCGTTCTCGGCGCGCATCTCGACATTCACGGCGCGCAAAGCCTCGTTCTCGCCGCGGATCGCCTCAAGGCTTTCGGGCATGCGCTTGATGTCCTCGGCCATCCGCTTGACCTCGTCGCGCATGCGCTCGGCCTCGGCGGCGTAGCGCATCACCGCTGCGGTGTCCTTGGCCTGGTCGAGCCAGGCTTGCGCCTTCAAGCGCCAGTCGCGCAAATCGAAGCCGCGCCCGAGCAGGTTGTCGGGCAACCCTGCGAGCGCCTCGACCGAGAAGACGTTCAAGGCCTCGAGTTCAGCGACCTTGATGGCGGGGATCGCCGGCCACTGGCGCAAGGGCGTGCCCTCGATGAGCCGCTCCTTCCGCCCCGCCTTCCACGCGGCGTAGGCCTCCGGGAACCTGCGAATGGTCGCTTCGGTCACCGGCTCCACATGCTCGTTCTGGTTGTCGCCGGCGATGAGGATGCGGCACAGCTCGACCTCGTCGCAGATCGGCCGGCCTTCGATCTCGCTCTTGCGCGGGTTGGCCTCGAACTTGACGAAGAACTGGGGCGTGATCCCCTTGTTCATCGAGCGGAAAGTGTTGCCGTCGTCGCCGATGATGGCGTTGGCCTGGCTCAGCGCCAGGAACGGGTTCGAGGGGAAGTCCTCCGCATCAATCTCGAAGGCGCTCATCGGCGCCCTCCCCTATGGGGCGGGGGCGGCGGAGGCGCATGGCGGGCGCGACCGTGTTCCGGCTCGTCTTCCTCCTCCGGCACGTCTTCCGGCTCTTGCGCCTTCGATTCCTCGACCAGCTTTGGTTCCTCGACCGGCTTCGGCTGCGACCCGACCGGAAGCGCGTCGACGTCGTAGCCGGTCGCGCGCCAGTCGTAGGTCGGGCTCGTCGTCTTCTCATGGCCGACGTAGGCGTCCGCCTTGTCCTGCGTCGAGAACACGCCGACCGGCGCATTGTGCGCCACCGTCCCGTCCGCGGCCCCCACCGTCACCACAAAAACCTGGGTCATCTGACACTCCTCTTGCTAATTCCTCTGAGTTCCGGCACATTTCCGCACATTCATGCACATTTCCCACCATTCACGTTTGACCCGCGCCGAGGCCTCGGCCTATCTCAGGGAAAAGCACGGCGTCAGCCGCGCTCCGAGCACGCTCGCCAAGCTTGCCTGCTATGGCGAAGGACCGGATATGGTCTATGTCGGCAAGACGCCCTTTTACGAGCCGCGCGCCCTCGACGCCTTCGTGCGTTCGTTGCTCAAACGAGCGCATTCGACGCGCGAGCGCCCCTATGCTAGTTCTCGGCCGCGCGAGGGCTAGGCCGACGGGCCGAAAGCGGGACGCACCTCCCGCCGCCCTCGCGCGCTTCCCTCATCAGTTCTGCGTGCCGATATAGGGCGTCTTCAGCATCGCCTGGACGTAGCCCGAGGCCGTCAGCGCCACCGGCGTCGCCGAGGTCGCCGTCGCGTTCTGGCTCAAGGTCAGCGTGTAGTTCGGCGCCTGCCCGCCAATCGACAGGATCGTGGTCGCCGCCGGGATGCCGGTCCCGGCGACCGTCTGGTTGGGGAAGATGATCGGCAGGTTGGGCACGCCCGTCACGATCGGCGAGCCGGTCGTGGTCATGCCCTGCGTCACCAGATCCTTGGCGGTGATCGTGACGCCCGACGCACTCGCCGTCGCCGCCGCGCTCATGACCACCGACGGCCCTTGGATGTCGGTGATGTAGGCCCCGGCCGGGATGCCCGCGCCGCTGAGGCTTTGCCCAATGCTCAGGCTCTGGTTGCTCGACACGCTCGAGAGCGTGTTCGAGCCGGTCGCCGTGGTCGCGGTGAAGGTGAAGGTGTTCTTCGCCACCCACATGCCGGCGATCCCCATCGACCCGGTGAGCGCGGTGCCCGGCGCATCGACGCGCCCGAGCGTCGCCGTCGTGCCGATCGCCACGCCCGGACTGTTGGTCGCGCAGTTGAGGAGCGAAGCCCCCGCGCGTTGCGCCCACACGCCATACATGCCGGCAATGGGGAACGTGTAGCCGAACGTCGGGAGGGGATACGGGCCGCCCGAAACCGTCTCGGGAGGAACGCGGCCGCCGAGGTAGAAGGTCCCGACCGACGCCCCGATGGGATGCGAACCCGCGCCGGTCGTCGACTGCACCGCGATAAACGAGGCGTCCCACACCAGGACGTCGCCCTGGTTCATGGTGAGCGGCCCGGTCACCCCGAGCTTGACGAAGACGAAGTTGGCCTCCTTGTCGCCGTCCTGGGCTTCGCCGGCGTCATACGAGGCGAAGGGGCCGACGCCGGCGAGACCGTAGGGGCCTTCTGGCGCGTAGGTGCGAGCGCCGATGGCGGGAAACGCGATGCGTGCGATAGACATGTCATGGTCCTTTCACGAAGTGCGAGAAAAGCCGCCGAAATGATGCTCGGCAGCTCGTTTGTATGCTTCGAAGGCTTCCTCGGGCGTTCGATAGGTCCCGAGAGCGATTTTCTTCTGTTTGACCCAAATGCAGGCCTGCCATCTGCCGGCGGCGGTTCGCGAAACGCCTTTGAAGCCTGACGTGTTCGTTCGTCGTGGCCCCACATTGGCGTGATTCTGCCAATGTTCGCACTCGCGCAGATTTCGCCATCGATTGTCGGATTTGTTGCAGTTGATATGGTCGATATTCTGCGGCCATTTGCCTGTCATGTAGAACCAAGCCAGGCATCACCTAGGCCCCACTAATGTCAATATCAGTAGTCACTGCCAAAGTACTCCCTGTAGTGAGAGATTGGCCGCGCACATATTGCCGGCCCAGGCGTATAGCCTGACGACCGCATCCTGGTTTACATTCATGCGGTCTCTGCCAAGCAGGTTGAAGTTGCGTTTTGCACTCGGCCTATAGTAGAGATAATCAGAGTTGATGAAATACATGGTATTCGGCGGGATTTGCCCGTTCTTCCCGCCGTCCAGTATGACATCGACACTCTTGCCCGCGCCGTAGTACTTGAGCGCGGTGAAGCCGGAGCCCTGCTTGGAATCGCCCCCATCCGTGATGCGCTGGATGGTCTGCAGCGTCGCGAGATAGAACGCATAGTAGTTGTTGTCGGCGACGATGAGGTCGATCCCGTCGGTGTTGCGCTTCAAGCCGATGGTGATCGAGTTCATGTAGCTTTGGATGTTGCTCGCCGTCACCGCGCCGCGCGAGTCGGTGTTGGCGTTGACCGCCACGTTCTGCCACCACGGCTGCTGCTGGCGGTTGATGCCGCCGACCGAGCCGGTGGTCGGGGCCTTGCTCACCAGCGCGGCAAGCCCGGTGATCTGCTTGCCGCCCCACCCGGTGCCGTCCGAGTAGACCCCGGCCGACATCTGGTTCCAGAACGTGTCCTCGGCAGTGCGCACCCGCGCTTCGATCAGGTCGATCATGCGCGCCTCGCCGTCGTTCATCAGCTCGTCGAGGCCGGAGAACACCACGGCGACCGAGGCCTGCTTGATCGGATAGCGGGCCGCAGTCATCGTGTCGTTCAACGTGACATTGAGGTACTCCGTTCCGCTGTACCACATAAAGCTTTGGTTGGATGCGTAGCGAAGTTCTTGGATGATCTCGCGGCCGCCGGTAAACGGTTTCGCCCTGTCGTTCTTCTTGATGTACGTCAACAGCGCGTTGTTGTTGGTCAAGTTGTCCGCGAGCGTCTTGTCGCGGTTTTCCATCGTGGTGACGACGACGTCGTCCCAGTTGAGCGTTTCGAGATTCGGGGAAGCCATGATTCGCGTTTCCTAAAATTGGTCAGCGTTGCGAGTCGATCGCCCATTGGATCTGCTCGCGTAAGCTTGCGTTGTCGGGAGGCGCGCCGCGGTATTCGGTTCCGTTGGCCGGCGCGCCGGTGGTGGCCTTGGCCGCGGCGCGCGCGCGAAGCGCTACCTCGCGGGCTCGACCATTCCCGGGCCCACGGCCCTCCTCGATGAGAAGGGTCCGCACTTCCGGGTTCATCCAACACGCCGTTTCATAGACCTGCTCGAGAGGAGGCGTCGGCTGGCCCTGGGCGTGCGCCTGACTGATCAGGCCGGCCATGAGCGAGGCGACATTCTCGGCGTAGGGATGCTTGGGGTCGGTCCAGAAGTCGTGGATCGTTCTGTCCACATGGCCTCGGACCGCCAATTCCTGTTGCCGCGCCTGATGGGCTTGCCAGGCGCGCGTCTCATGCATGAACTGCTGGACTTCCGGCGGGATTTGCCCCCCGGACGCCGCCCCCGGAGCATTGTCTCCGGGGGACGATCCGGGGGGCGACAGCCTCCGCACCACCTCGCGCAGGACCGTCGCGGCGGGAATGGGCGTATTGCGCAGAAGCTCGATGAAACCCGCCGCCGGATCGCGCCGAAACAGCGTTTCAATCCCGACATAGGCCTCGAGCGCCTTTTCCAGCGTCGTCCCAGACTGATGGGCGGCCTCGGCGTATCGCTCGACGCCGGCGAACGCCTGGGCGCGGTTCTCGGCGACGCGGATCTCGTTCTCGCGGGCGGCCACGGCCTCACGCACCGGCATTGGCAGGCGCGTCCACTGGGCCTTGACCGCCGGCGCCCAGACGTCGGGCGGACGCAGGCCCGCGCCATCCTGCGGGCGGGGAGCTTGAGCCTGGGCAAGATTGTGAAGTTGCGGTCCTCGCGGCGCTTCCTGCCGCACCGGACGCGGCGGCTCTTGGCTCAACTCGACAAAGCGGCCGGTCGCCGGGTCGCGCGCCCGTTCGCCCTGCTGTCGCGGCAGCTCCGCAGGACCACGTTCCTGACGTTCCTGACGTTCCTGGCGCTCCTGACGCCCTTTCGGTTCGCGCGCCGCCTCGCCATCGGGGGCGTCGGACTTCTGCTCCTCGACCGCCCGCTCGATGACCGAGCGTAGGTCTTCCTTCGGCAGGACCTCGCCTTCCGGCGCGCCGTCAACCTTTTCTTCAGCCATCGATTGCTTCCGGATTCAATGGGGTGCGGCGCATAGCCCTTTTGCCGCGCCTATTTCATCAACTCATCGTTTCCCCGATGTCGTAAGGGCCGCCAGTCACTTGGCTCGGCAACGATTGACCAGGTCCGGTCGATCCGCCAACGAATATCTGGTCGCCAATCTTGACCTGGTTCTGGCCCGCGAGTTGGGCCGCCCAGGGCGGCTTAATCCCGCCCGGCATGGAGCGGGGCGCATAATAGTGCGTCGCGCCGTTGGTCGGGTCGGGGATCTGGCCTCCATGCACTTGATCGACGATGTCGCCAATCCGGCGATAAAGAGGGTCATCCGGGCGCAGATTGCGCGCCGTCGAGCTGCTCTCGCGCATGCCCGGCGCATTCCAGACCGAAAACTGCTTGTAATTCGACCCAGGCTTGACCGGCGCTGTCAGCACGCCCTGAATCCCATCGCCATAGCCGCCATCGGCGACCCGATTGAGGATCACGTGGGCAACCGCCGCTTGTCCGAGAGGCGGCTGGTCGCCGGCCTCGCCGGCGATCGTCCGAATGAGCATGTCGCGATCGCCCGGAGTAAGGCCCGTTCCGGCTTTTTGCGCATTGACCGCCGCTTCGATCAAAGAGCGGATATCGTCAGCCATCACCTTCCATCTCGAGGCGCGGCGTGTAGCCGGCCTTCACCTTGCCGAGCGCAGCCTGCACGTGGGCCTTGCTCATGTCGCTCGTCGGATTCAGCGCCTCCACCGGCTCGCCCTTCTCGACGATCCGCACCCCGCCCTCGCGATAGGAGCGGTAGAGCGCCGACCGGCTGTCGTAAGTCTTGCCGTCGTGCATCGAGCGCACGCCATCGAGCGCGTCGCGGATCAGTTGCGGCGCCGGAAAGCCGGAACGCGCCGTCATCGGCCTCGTGGCGAAATCCTCGGCCGAACCGCGCTCGATCAGCCGGTCGCCGCGAATAATCCAGACCATCGGTCGTCATCGAACAAGTTGAGCTGCTGAGCCGTCTCCCGCGCGGGCAGGCAGCTCGGCGAATACCACACGCACTCGTCGTCCTTGGTCTTGTCGGAGCCGTAGGTAGAAGCCTGCCGCGACCATCGCTCCATTTCCCATCCCGGCAGGTCGTAGTCGCCGACATGACCGCAGAGCGCGACGCGCAGTTCGGCGTTCTCGCGCGCCCAATCGCAGACCTCATTGGCTATCGAAGTCGCGTTGTTTGTCCCGTACATGACCCCGACCCGAAGGTAGGGCGGATCGAGAAACACCGCCGTTTTCGCCGCGCCGAAATGATGGTTGAGACAACGAGACCAGTCGCCGTGAACAATGCGCACGCGCTCAAGCCGGTCGGCAAGCCGGTGCAGCCATACCCATGCCGTTCGCCCGGCAGATGTCATCAAGCCCATCTCGGTGTCGCTCACGTGCGGGATCTTGCCGATGGCCTGCACGCCCTGCCCGGCGTCGCTCACATGTGGGATCTTGCCGATGGCCTGCACGCCCCGCCCGGCGCTGGCCGTGTGCGGGATCGTGTTCTTATGCCCGTTGTCCTTCCTGTCCCACTCGCACCAGCCGCCGCTGATCCATGCGCACTGTCCCCAAAGCCACCACCCGGCGATCTTGGCGTCGCCCGGCCAATCAGGATCGTGCAAATGGCCGGACAACATCTCGCGAGCCGCCATCAACGCCCCATGCCGCGCGCCCAGGTCGATATGGGACACGGGATAATCCGCCCACTCAGCGACCTTGCCAGGCTGATGCTTCACCGCCCGCCAGAAGTTGGCGATGAAACCGTTCGCGTCGCACACCACCTCAAGCGCCGCTGGCTCTCCAGGCTTGGCGAGCAGCATTGCCGCAGAGCCGCAAAACGGCTCGATGTACTGCCGCGGCTCCCCGAGCCGCGCCCATACGCTTGCCGCGATGTCGCGCTTGCCGCCGAAATACGGGAATGGGGCAAACAGGTTCGTCATGGCGGCCCCTGCTTTGGCGCCGGCATGATCGCCGCCGCCGTCTGCCTGGCGAGCCGCTGCTGCTCGGCCGCCTGCATCTCGGCCGCCAGCGTCTGCTGCTTCGCCGCGTGCTC